GGAAACTTAGTAAGTAGATTATATGCCAGCTCAAGTTCATTTTTATCACCAGTATAACCGCCCCTTATTTCATCTAATGTTTTGTCGTGCCCTTTTACTGCGGCATATAAATTTTTAGGAAAGAAACCCTTAATACCCCAGCTAAAAGGGCTTAGAACTTCTTTGGTTTCAGTATCACGAACAGGATCAAAGTTTACAGGCTCTTTCTTTTTTAGAGCTTTATGCATCCTATCTCGAAATTCCTCTTTGAGTTTTTCTTGAGGAAACGAATAAATACTCCCGTATACTTGAATTAAATCCTGTAAGGTTTTTTTCTTTTTAGGTTGGCCGCCTTCGTTATACCCTTTATCTCGAAGAAACCTTAAAAATTTATCGTCAATAAACTGGGAGGGAAGCCCTTCGCCTGGTATCCCTCGTGTTACGTTCATTCCCCATTTACTTGCATCTGTTTGTTTTTCTGGTGGCAACCTACTGTGCCAATCCCTAAACATATGCTGATGAGGTACAGGCTCAAACTTACCTGCCAAGCTGCGTCCCGTTAAAATAGTAGGAAAAGCTCGATGTATATCAGGTCTATATAAAGGGGGCGCATCATCTATTGTAAAGAGTCTGTTTCCTGCAGCGTGAGTTGGACGAACCTTTATTTTCTCTAGCTTTCCTGTTTTGTTATAAATAGCTTTTTGTTTAGGGGTTAAATGAGGGGTGTAAAGATCGGGGTCAGTATAATTTTCTACAATTTCATTCCAGTCTACCACTTTTTGCAATTTTCTTTTGCCGCCCATTGTCGTCGGCTTAAAACCCTTATTTCTATATTCTTTTGTATCTCCTCTAGTTACAAGGTCTGCGATAACGCGGCGCATAGGAAAAGACCCCTTATTAGCTTTGTTCCACAGGGCTTTGTCCGTAATTTTTAAGGGCTTGTTATTAGCGTCTGTAAAGGCTTTATCAATTTTTGCCAAGTCTTTAATGTTTTTATTAAGCTTGCCTTCGAGCTCCGCATTTAAATTATCAATGTTTTTAAAAAAAGAATTTTTTATTTTTCCAAAAACTTTTTTATTACTAAACAACTGTTCGGGGCCTCCCACTGCAGTTGTCCACACGACATCATCAGACGTTTGTCCCAATATACGACTAGCTGCCCCTTTATCCATGACAGCCCATGTCGGTATTCTTTCCGTTTTAAAATCTGGTAGATCCATTCCCATTATAGAAAAAGAAGGACCGCCACCCAACGCAGGGCTTGTGCGGTCAGCTCCAGTAGCTATAATTGTTTTTCCTTCGGGAGCAATATCAGTAAATTTTTGTATTTCTTCTTTTTTCCTTCTTGCTTCTGCTTTCATATAGGCAGCGGCGCGGTCTACATCTTTAAACAGATACCTCTCCACTAAATCAGCCAAGCTCATGCCTTCACGATCTGCAAGTTTTACTGCTAATTTTCCTACTAGACCACCCCCCGAAAACATAGGCAGCCCTTCAAGGATCTTTTCTCGCATCTTGGGAGTTAGGGTAAGGGATAATACTTCACCAACAAATGTGTCATAGTCAGAATTCTGTAATTTCTCACGTGTCCACACGACATCATCCCCAATTCGGGCTTTAGGGTCAATTTTTTTAACTAACTTCTTTAACCGCTGGGGTATAATAACATCATAATATTGGTTATTGCCGTGACCCCCATGCATGGAGCCACGGGAAAAGATTATCTTTTCATAATCCCCTTTAGCTCCTTCAAATAACGCGCGCTTTAAAGCAAGGTCTGTCCACTTACTTGTTTCTGTTACAAAGGGAGCAGGAGGCACCGAATACTTAATTAGCTTGTTTATTTCGTGAAGCCTTTTGTTTTGTTTTATTCTTTGTTTTACCCAGTCATGAGGCCCCGACACCGAGTCCGGAAACCCCTCCCTACCTGCGAGAAGTGCCTTCACTTCATGAAAATCACTAGTATCCATTGAATCACGCACTTTTTGCCATTCTTTTATTTCTTCATGTAGTTTCAGTAGTTCTGCTACATAATCTCGCCCTTTTTCCCTAAACCCGAAATCTCTTCCTGTTTGGCCCCAGTCTGACTGGATCTCGTGAACGTGTAATGCCTTCTTTCCTTTATCATCCATAGGAACATCCTGCATACGCAGATGGGCAACAATATTTTTTTCGGGAAAATGTGATCCCACAAAATCTTCCCCTACTGCTCCCGACCTATTCCCAAATTCGGCTTGTTCAATTGCCAGCATTTCGTCGCTTTCAGCGTCTGTTAAGTTGCGGTACGAAGCTATGTTGTCTAGCTCATCATATCTGGCCGTACTTGTGGTTGCGTCTGAAGTGCGTGGAGGAAGAAGTAATTCAATTTCACGATAGTTAGAAGGACGGGCTTTGAAATTAGGAAAATGCAGAGGTATAATTACCTCAGGATATTTCTGGTGGTACGGAGAATCATCTGCTCTAACAAGTTCTCTAACTTCTGGCGCACGACTTTGAAAGTATTCTCCCACTTCTTTGCGGGTGATCGAAGGGCGGCCTTCAAAATAACGCATAAAGTCTGCTTCATTGAGCTCATCATCTTTAACGCCAGCTTTTTTTAACATGGCTGCAAATTGCTGGGGTTGCCCTTTTTCTTGTGGCAAACGGGAAGTCGCCTCTTCTCCATAACTATAGAGCCCAATAGGAGAAACTTTTCTTTGGTAGGGTGGGGTATCAGAACTTGGTGTCTTGGTGGGAGCTCTTTCGGCGTGAACTGTCATGCCTGGGTATTCTTGTTTAAGACGCGCACGTAAAGGGTCATAGGCTGAATCATCAGGGACTTGTGCAGCGGCTTTGCGAATTCGCCCCTCATTGCGCTTGTCTCTAAGTTTTCTTATGCCAGCTCCCCCCGCCTTAATAGCTCCATAACCAGCGGCTCCTGCAGGTGCTCCCAGTGCCCCACCAACAATTGCCCCCTCTAACCGTTGGCCTTCTTCTGAGTAACCAGCTCCCGCCACTGCGCCTTCGCCAGCTCCTACGCCAGCAGCGCGCATGTAAGGATTGTTAAGGGCCTTTAAGCCTGTGCCAGCAAATTTTCCTGCGCGTACTGCCCCTAAGCCTGGGACTATCATAGTCGGCAATGCACCGCCAATCTCTCCGACAGTGCTTACAATGGGATTGTTTTTTGCGTAGGCTTCGTTCTTGGCGCGAATGTCAGCAACAATATCTTCATAGTTCCCCTTGCCAAGCTTGGAGCGTAGCCACGCTTCGCCCTCATCACCCCAGCCAAATAATGTCCCCTGGCCTAAAATGTTTCTAAAGGCTTGCGTAGTGGGAGAATAGTCTACAGGCCCTCCCTTGTCCCATTTTACCCTGTCGGCCCAATACGCTGCAGAGCTCTTGCCTTTAGCAATGTTTTTAGCGTGCCGACTTTTAAAAGACTTCCTCTTGGCTTTCATTCTAGCCGACTCACCCGCCTTTGGTGCGCCAGCTGTACTTGCGCCTTGTTCTCCAAAACGAATTATTTTGTCCTTGCCATTAACTTTAGTCTTAACAATGTGAGATTTAGTTGGGTGGTTTGGAGTGCGTCTTGGCGTATCCGTTTTAAGGGTGTCCTTGTCAACACGACCACCCGTTGCCTTCGATGCCCTCTTCTTAATATCAAGCGCAATAGCTATGGCTTGCTTGCGTGGCTTGCCTTCGCCTAACAATGTTTCAATATTGCGTGAAACAGCAGCTTTAGAGTTAGACCTGTCTAACGGCATTTAAGGCTCCTATTTAAACTCCATACAAAACACTATCACTACAATGATAAATAAAAAACACGCCACAAAAATTTCCAGCTCTGTCATTTTTCACATATTAGGTTTTCTTTTTCCTAAACAAACGATCAAAAAGCCTCTTACAGAAATACACACCTGCAAGCAATAATGCAATGCAAATTAAATCTACCCATATTCCATATCCTGTTTGTATGCTGTTTCCCATTAACGAAACAGGCGCATCCTGGGGAACTGCCGTTTGCTCAATTGTAACACTGCTTGTTTCAGGATTAACAGTAATGGTCTTATTCATTTTACGATTTCCTGTGTTTAATTCAGTATACGAGATCCGAACCTTTAATATAATTTCCGTAGAGTGTTTCGACTTGATCTTGAAGGGCTTTTAAGTTGCGGCGTTCTAAAGCCCGTAAACCACATTCACACAAAGATTCTGTTTGGGTGGGGTCATGATTCTCACATCCCGTTTTCTTTTCAGACATTGCTTGCTCCTTATGCAGCGTAAGGGTTAATGCGTTCTACAGGCTGGCTTGGAACCGCGTCCATATCTCTAGCTTCAGGTAAATAAAACCAGCCATCATTTTTTAGAAAAATTATAGCCTGGGTATAGGTGTCTACGTAATCATCATGTTTTCCTACGGGGAACTTGTTCAACTCACTGATAAACCCTGACGCCCAACTGACAGGGTGCCCAGGGCTTTTCTTACTCTCAGGAATCCAGCATAGGCCCAGCTCTAGTGTTGGTGCTGCCTGGTGTGCGCGGCTGATCTTGTCGGCGTTGCCAGGGTTGTATCCTATCGCTGGGACTTTAGCTAACCTCAGATCCTGAAGTAGTGACTGGCCCGATGCCTTAGCTTCGACGAGTATACGATCTGGCCTCTTAGCTTTTCCAAAGGGGTTAGTATCACTGAGCCCTCCATATTCCATCGCCCAGTCTTTAATTGCACGTGAACGTAGCTCAGGATACGATAGGTGCTCCGACCATGCGTCTATCAGCATGACTTGGTGTGATCCTTCATGGGTAAAGATTGCATACACTGTACAGGCCGTAGGATCGCCCGTTGATTTCTCAGTGAAAGCGCAGTCATACGACTGTAAGATATACTCGAAGGGGGGAAGAGTCTTTTCATGCGGCCATAGCTCGAAGCAGCTCGTCTTAAGGATACCACCCTCAGAGGGCGAGGGGTCTTGCTGCAGCTGGCCTGATGTTCCATACACACCTAACAGTGTCTTGAGGTTATTGATCTCTTCACGACCAAACCTCTCAGGGCAGATCAACTCGTTCTTTTCTGTTCGAGGGTCATATGCACCAAGCACTGTTGAGCGTTTGACACCATCAAACTCGGCGGGAATGAGAAGGTGTTCCCATTCTCCATTTAGATCCTCTAATATATGACCGCTGATATCTGCCTGGTGGAGCCGTTGCATAACTGTGACCATGATATCTTCTTTAGGGTTATTCAATCGAGTCGACCACACCTGATCAAACCAGTCTATGGCCGTTTCTCGGATAGTATCAGACTGGGCTTCACTTGCAGAATGAGGGTCATCAAGTATTAATCTCGATCCGCCCTCACCGGTGGCGGTACCTCCAACTGATGTAGACCCCCTAAAACCTGACTTTGAGTTCTCATATCTAGTTTTGACGTTCTGGTCCCCGGCAAGCTCAAACATATGGGACCAGCGCTCTTGATACCAGGCTGACTGCACTAATCGTCTGGCTTTCAAATTGTCTCGCATAGAAAGCGTGCCCGAATAGGACGCACATAAAAACTTCTGTGCAGGGTCTGTAAGCCATTCCCACATCGGCCACATAACAGAAACTATAGTAGACTTAGAATGACGAGGGGGAACATTAATGAGCAAGCGTTTTATTTCTCCTGCGCTACAAGCTTCGAGGTGCTCACAAATGACTGCAATGTGCCAGCTCTCGATAAACGGAACACCTGGTTCGACTACGGGCCAAGCTTGCTTAACAAACTCGTATAGAGATCCTTCGGCACTCCTACGCTCTCGTTCAGCTCGTAAGAGATCGAGCATAACAGCTGGTGTCGGCCCGTTCATTTTTGGTGCTCTATTTTTTGCATGATAGTTTCCATAGCTTCAAGCTCATCATCACTCAGCTTACGTAGATCTACTGCAGCCAACTGGATAGGCCCTCCCCCTTCGCCTGTATGTTCCTGGACAAGCTTATCTCCGTAAACTTTCGGGAGCATCTTCGAGAGCATCCATCGCCTGGCATCGAACTGGAGCCGGGCACGTTGCGCTTCGACTGAGCTTTCAGTCTGTTGATCCGCGAGTTCGAGCACCTCGTCTGCCAAGAGCTCCCAGCCGAGGGTTCGCGCGCGCGTGTATTGTTCATTAAAAGCGGCCGCGGCGCCT